TCGCATCGGCGCTGGCGAGGTGGATACGACGCGCCTGACGCTGGAAGAAAAGCTGGTGCTGGCGAAGTATTCCGGCACCGGCGGCGCGCTCATCGGCGCCGACGGCAAGAAGGGTAGCGCCTACGAGTATTACACCCCCAAGCCCATCGCCGAGGGCGTCTGGGAACTCATGGGCGAGCTGGGATTTTCGGGCGGCAAGGTGCTCGACCCGTGCGCGGGCGTGGGCGTCTTCGGCGCGACCGCACCCCTGTCCGCCGCAATCGACGCGGTGGAGCTGAACGAAACGTCGGGCCGCATCAACGGCCTGGTCAATGACGGCCCCGGCTACACCGCGACGATTTCTCCGTTCGAGAAGGTGGCCGCCGCCACCCCGGACGAGCAGTACGACGCGGTGGTGACGAATGTCCCATTCGGCGGCGTCGCCGACCGTGGCGGGAACCAACTGCTGGACAGCCGCTACCAGAAGGAACCGCTGCAAAACTACTTCATCCTGCGCTCGCTGGAAAAGCTGAAGCCGGGCGGCCTGGCCGTGTTCATCACGCCGCCGCGATGCGTCTCCGGCAAGGGCGGCAAGGAAGAAGAACTGCGCGTCAAGGCCAGCTACGTCGCCGAGTTCCTTGGGGCCTACCGGCTCCCCAATGCGGTGTTCGGCACAGCCAGCGCGGACACCATGACGGACGTGATCGCGTTCCGCAAATACAGCCGCGACACCCTGGACAAAATCGCCGAGTTGCGCGAGCAGTCGCCCAAGGTGCTGATCGAGGCGAACGTGCAATGGCAGCCCTTCATCGAGGGCCGTTACTTCGACAGCGAAGGAAAGCGCTTCGTGCTTGGCGACTTCGTTCCGAAAGACCCGAACAAGTTCCGTGACGTGGATCGCGTCATCACCCAGGCAAGCGTCGGAGAAATCGGCAAGATGCTGAAGCGATTCCCTGATTCCCGAGTGAATTGGGACTTGCTGGGCACGGTTGAAACCACGCCGATCATTTACCGCGATGGCGATACGATCACCCAGTCCGGCCAGACGCTTCAGATGCAAGGCGGCCGCTGGGTGCCCATGATGCGCAGCGAGGAAAGCGCGGACGCCGCCGAACTGGTCGGGAAGCTGAAGACGCCGTATTCCGCCTTTGAGAGCCGCGTCACCTGGATCGAGGCTGAAAAGTGCGTCGATTACATGATCGAGACTTCGCAATCGCTCGACATCCCGGCGTGGCTGCGCGGTGCAATGGCCGAAATCCGCCGACTGAAGGACGCCGGCGAGCGCGCACAGTTCTGGAATGCCGGGATTGTTGGAATGTCAGTAGCCCAAGTCCTGGAAGAGCGTCTTGGCGAGGAAATCGGCGTCAATTTCGCCGAGGAATATCCTGCCCTGACCGACGCCATGCAGCGCGTATCCGTGGCCGCGAAAAAGCGCCCGTCTGTGCTTGGCGGGAAGGTCAAGGAGGGGCTTGCCACAATCGGCAACCACTACCAGAAGAAAACCGGGTTCTCCGCCGTGTGGCGTGGCGATGTGCAGCAGCAGGCGCCAACCGTCGAAATCACGGCAGACTCCAGCTTCGAGGGGTTGCGCTACAAAACGAAATCCATCTGGGCCGGCATGGACGAGGCCAAGGCCATCTATGGCGATGGATTCGAGCCATACGAAGACCCGGCCTGGTGCATTTCCCCTGACGGGAAGAGCGTCACCCGCGCCGATGACTATTACGTCGGCAACTACGCCGACTTCCTGAAGCGCGCCGACGCCGACATCGCGGCAGCAACCGACGAGAAAATCCGGGCCAAGCTGCTGCGCCAGAAGATGGACGCCGCCGCCCGCATCGACAAGGTGGACGTGACCAAGCTGACCTTCAACCTGTTTAGCCCGCACGTCACCCTCGAAGAGAAGGCCGACTTCCTGCGCCGCTTCGTGCATCCGTCCGCCGCCGTCATCTACGACGAGCGCACGGGCGAGAAGCGCGTGGACATCGACGTGCCGGGCAGCAACCTCACCGACCGCGAAAAGCTGCTAAACCGCATCGGCGACTACCTGAAGAACGGCACGATCACCCTGGGCGGCGTCAAGCTGGGCATGGAGGACGCCAAGGCACTGCAAGAGCTGCGCCGCATGGTGAATACCGCCAACGAGCAGTTCAACGGCTGGGTGCGCGGCAACCGCGCCATCGTGGCCCGGCTGGAAGCCATCGCGTCCGACCCGGCGAAGCTGCGCTTCCGGCAGGTGGAGGATGAGGCCCCGATGCCGATTCCCGGCATGAACGCCGACCTGACCCTGCACGGCTACCAGAACGCCTACGTGCGCAAGACCAGCCGCGAGTTCGGCGGCATCAACGGCTTCGGCGTGGGCCTGGGCAAGACCTTCACGGCGCTGGCCGCGACCCAGTACGCACAGAGCATCGGCGTCAAGGCCAAGACGGCTTTCGTCGTGCCCAACTCCGTGCTGTCGAACTGGCGCAAGGAAACCGCGCGCGCCTACGCCGGCACCGACGACTGCCTGTTCATCGGCCTGCGCGTGGGCAAGGACGGCAAGGCAACCGTCAATTCGTCCAACTTCGACACCGACCTGACGGCGGTCATGGAGAACCGCCACAGCAAGATTTTCATGACCCTCGAAGCCTTCGAGCGGATCCGGCTGCGCGACGACACCATCAGCGCCTACGAGGCGTTCATGCGCCAGGCCGACGCCAGCTTCGCCGAGAGCATAGACAAGAAGGAAGATGAGCGCGCGAAGGGAAAGCAGGCGGGCCTGCTGGCAGTCCTGTCGGACAAGCGCGGCGGCGCGCCGTACCTCGAAGACATGGGCATCGACAGCGTGGTGTTCGACGAGGCCCACGTTTTCAAGAACTCCGCCCAGACGGTGGATTTCAAGAGCGCCAAGTTCCTGTCCCTGTCGCCGGCGTCGCGTCGCGGCATCGACGCCCAGGCCAAGGCGTGGTTCATCCGGGGCAAGTCCGAGCGCAAGGACGGCGTGCTCATGCTGACGGCCACGCCGATCACGAATAGCCCGCTGGAAATGTACGCGATGCTGTCTCTGGCCGCCGGCCACGAGCGCGTCAACGATATGTGCCTGGGCATCCGGGGCGCCGACAACTTCATGGAAATGATGTGCGCCAAGGAGAACCAGGACGACGTGACGATGGACGGCGTGGCGCGCACCACCGACGTGTTCGTTGGCCTGAACAATGTGGGCGTGCTGCGCAAGGCCATCGGCGAGGTGGCCACCATCAAGAGCGCCGAGGACGTGGGCGAGCAAATCGTGGTTCCCGACCGCGAAGAGAAGGCCACGCCGGTGACGCTGCCGCCGGACATCGTGGATCGCCTGAAGCTCTACAAGGGCGCGTTCCGCTGGGCCATCGACCTCATTTCCGAGAAGTCGCCGAACCGTGGCGACCAGGCCGCCTACGACCAAGTGGCGGAGCGCTTCGGCGAGGAATTGAACCTCATCGGGCACCCCTTCAACCTCATCAACAAGATGACGCTGCTGATTGCGGATCCCGAGCTCGACCAGCGCGCCACCTTCTACAGCTTCATCCAGGCCCAGGCCGCCAAGGCCAAGGATGCCATCGCCAAGTTCAACGTCAAGAAGTTCATCGAGGAACGCCCCCGGCCCGGCCCCATGACCGACGAGAAGGCCATCGTCGGGCACCGCACCATCAAGGACACCGCCGGCCAGGAAACCGAACTGCTGAAGATTCAGGTGCAGGCCAAGGTCATCGACGGCAACCGCGTGGTCATCGACACCATCGACCCGGATACGCAAAGCGCCTTCGAGACCATCGCCGAAAAGCTGGGCCTGGACTTGGACGTGTCAGTGCCGCCGAAGCTGGCCGCCATGCTCGAAAACTTCCAGCACGAACAGGCCAGCCCGCGCGGTATCGACGAGAACGGCGCATCCACGTCCATCGTGAAGCAGATCGTCTTCTGCGACATCCTGCCCCTGCACAACAAAATCAAGCGCCTGCTGACCCGCCGCGCCGGCATCCCGTCCGGCGCCATCGCCGTCATCACGGGTCGCACGAACAACTCGCCCGACGAGATTCTTGCGGTGCAGGACGGCTTCAACGCCGCCGGCGAGGACAACAAGTACCAGACCGTCATCGCCAACGAGAAGGCCGAGGTGGGCATCAACCTTCAGAAGGGCACGCAGGCTATCCACCACCTGACCATCGGCTGGACGCCGGACAGCCTGGAACAGCGCAACGGGCGCGGCGTGCGCCAGGGCAACAAGACCCAGCGCGTGAGCCTCTACTACTACGACGCCGACGGCACCTTCGACACCAGCAAGCGGTCGATGGTGAACAAGAAAGCGGACTGGATCGGCCAGGTCATGGACGTGAACGGCTCCGGCAGCGTGGCCGTCACCGGCGGCCTGTCGAAGGAGCAGATGGAAGCCCTGATCGACGTGGTGGGCGACGCCGACGCCATGCGCCGGATGCAGGAAACCATCGCGGTCAAGGAAGCGCAGGCCCGCACGGCTAACAACCGCGACCGCCAGATGATTAACCTGGACACCATCCGCAAGCAAAACTCCTTCCTGAACGACAACCAGAGCCCGGCCAGTTTCGTCATCCGCAAAATCATCGGCCTCTGGAAGCTGGAAAAGCAGGCCGCCACCCTGCGCGACCGCATCAGCAACCCGAAGGCCACGGCTACCGCCGTCGCCAAGAACGAAAGTCTGCTGGCCGAGCTGACCGCCAGTATGGGCGGCCTGCGCCGGCAAATCGATGAGTCGGCGACCCTGTTCCGTACCGAGTGGCGCGCCGGCGGCCAGGTGAAGGAGGCGACCACGCTGGACGCCTTCTTCGCCGCGCTGCGCAGCAACCCGAGGAAGCAGAAGGACGACGACATCGAATCCATGCTGCTGGGCCGCACCTACCCGGCGTTCGCCATCGATGCGACCGATGGCGGCCCCATCACCAACGAGTGGCAGGCCGAGGTGGATATGGCTCAGTCCATGATAGCCGAATCCAAGGCCAGCTTCGCGCGCCAAGCCGAGGAATCCGGCGGCTACCCGGCGGGCGTGGCCGAGGACATCGCTGCCGGCAACGGCATCATCTACAACGGGAAGCCGCTGCTGCATGGCACCTTCGTCCGCGTGAAGGGCGGGCTGGCCGCGCTGGCGCTGGTCAAGGGCGTTCCGCGCGCCTTTGGCCGGATGCTCAACGGCCAACCGCTGGCGGTCAACACCCAGGACGTGCTCGCCGGCGAGTGGGTCTATCGCGGCACCGCCGACTACGACGCCTGCATCACCGATGCCGCCCAGATCGAGGACAAGCTGAACAGCGACGGCACCATCGAAAACGGCTTCAACGAGATCGTGCCCGAAGTGGCGCAGCGCCGCAAAACCGAGGCGCTTGTGGCGTACAGCACGCATGAATACCTGCTGCCGCAGCCGTTCTTCCCCTACGTCATCGCCCCGGACGACGCCGGCAAGACGCCTGTCATGCGGCGCATCTTCGACAGCCAGAAGGCCGCCGTCCGGTCGTTCGACGAGGCCGGGCGCTTCGTGGTGCCCGGCGACACGGCGGTGGAGCGGCGCAACAACTACTCCGACAGCGGCGCACGCCGGACGGCCCTGCGCGAGTTCGCCACGGCCAACGGCCTGAAGCTGACCGTCGCGGACTTCGACGACTTCGATATGTGGGTGCAGAACGAGATCGAGCATTCTGTCTCGCTCGACGACCTGAAGGCCGAGCTGACCGGGGAGAGCGAGCCTGAAATCATCGAGCAGGCTTCCGCCTTCATGCGCGCGGCGGCGCCGTGGTTCGACTGGCAGGTGAAGGATCCGGCCAGCGACTACCTGCCGTACCAGTTCAAGCGCGCCATCGAGGACGCGGTGCGCAAGGTTGTGACTGGCGGCCAGCCCAAGGGCGACCTGCCGAACGACGTGGTGGGCATCAAGGGCAACACGCGCGCCTGGAAGGAAACCATCAAGCAATGCGCCGGCGTGGCCGGTAACGGCAAGTTCAAGTGGGATGGAGACGCCCTGACGTGGAACGTGTATCGTTCGACGTGGGAATACCTCATCAAGACCTACCCGAAGGCGCAGGAGCAATTGGAACTCGCCCCCGCCACCCGAGAAATCTAAGGACGAATCATGGCCTACACCGAATACAATTTCGACAAGGACACCATCAAGGCCCTGGTGGCGGAGCGCGCGGCTGGCCTGCGCGCGAACCGGGGCTTCTCGAACCTGCTGGGCTTCGGTCTGGGCGTGGTGGCGGAGCGGTTGCAGAAAGACCCGCGCCGCTACCGCGACTATGGCCCCTACTGGTGGGCGTTGAAGGACGCGCTGAAGGCGGGTGGGTTCGATCTGGGCGACCAGAGCGACCCGCTCATCAAGCTGGCCTACCAGGGCGAGAGCGCCGAGGAAACCCTCATCATGGCCGACGAGTTCCGCACGGCCTACCTGGCGTCGAACATCATCTACAGCAACCAGTTCATGCTCGACGCCGACAGCCCGGACTTCTATACCCTGTTCGACAAGGACATGGAGTTTCCGGTGCAGTAGTTCGCGGTTTCCGCGCTTCGGTTGCCTGCCGTTGCGCGTCCTTTAGCATGAGGCGGAAAACGGGCCGATAGAGGCATTGCGAGGCACCCTACCCTTGCCTCATGGCCGACATTTCCAATACCCAAGTCCCACCCAAGCCCGGCTTCCTGGCCCGGCTTGGTCTGTCCCGCAAGCGGTGGGCATCTACGCACGTCGCGCCAGCGCAGCAGATCACGGCGTCGGATGCCTTCATGTACGGGGCTGGAACCACCACTATTGCGTCGCTGCTGGGTTCTGGCAGCCGTGGTGCGCGCGCGCGGCAAATCATCTACGAGAAGTGGTCGATGATGGAGGGCGACCCCATTATTTCGACCGGCCTCATGCTGCTGGTGACCTCCGCCCTTGGTGGGCACGAAACCAACGGCGACCTCGTTTTCATCGAGAAGAAGTCTGATACGAAGAAGGACAGGCGCCTTTCTGCCATCGTCGAAGACATCGCCGCCGAACTGGCACCGCTCTTCAATAAGACGGCCTTCCAGGCGGCCTACATCGGGGGGGCCTTCGGGGATGCCTACGCGCGCCTCTATACGAATGCGCGCGGTGTGGTGGACATCCATATGGACGAAACCATCCGTCCGCCGATGGTGCAGCCGTTCGAGCGCGGCAGCCGAACGGTGGGCTTCGCCGTCTATACCGGCGAGCGCGGTTTCGAGCGGCTGGACGTTTCGCAGATGGCACGCCTGAAGATGCCGCGTGTCCAGTGGGTGCCGCAGTACGGTGTCGTCGAAAAGGCCGTGCGCCTGGCGATCACCGAGGACGACATCGACAGCCTGCCCATCATGCCAAGCATGGTTGGCGGCTCCCTGCTTTATAGCGCCGAGGGGCCCTACGACAACCTCACTGCATCCCTTCTGGGCTTGGTGGGGCAGAGGTGGATGGATTCGATTGACGAGCAGATGGTGGCGGTCAATCTGGAATCCATGAACCTTGACCAGCAGCAGCGGTTCGTCGAATCGGTCAAGTCTATGCTCATGGCGTCGAAAGCCTACGCCGAGCAGGCCGTGAAGACTGGCCGCCCGGTCATGGAGCGGATCAGGCACATCATCCCGATCTTCAACGAGAAGCAGATTTCCACGGTGGGGCCGACGAATGGCGGCGCACCTGGCCGAGCCGCGACCATCAGCATCGAGGACGTGATGCTGCACGCCCGCATGTTGGCCGGCGCGCTGGGCGTTGATTTGTCCATGCTGGGCTTCGCTGACCAGCTTTCAGGCGGCTTGGGCGAAGGCGGCTTCTTCCGCGTGTCCGCGCAGGCTGCCGAGCGCGCGCGCATCATCCGCGTGGCGCTGGCCGACTTCTTCAACCATATCATCGACATTCACACCATGCGCCGTTACGGCGTGGTGTTCGACCCCAAGGAACGCCCTTGGACGATCAACTTTTTCGGGTCTATCTCCGCTCTGGAAGCCGAGAAGCAGCGCACGCGCTCCGACTCAATGAACGCCGGCATGATGCTGGTGCAGTCCATGCAGATGATGAAGGAGCTGGGCGCCAGCAAGGAAGTGATGACCGAATTCCTGGTGAAGACCATGATGCTTGATGAAGATCAAGCCAAGCTCTACGCATCCGTCGTGGATGCGAAGCCGCCCGAGGACGACGGCGGCATGGGCGGTGGCGGGTTCGGCAATGACATGAGGGGATAACCCATGTCCCTCTACAACAACATCGCGGAGGGCCTTTCCAGCAATGGACTATTCGGCTCCATCAAGTCGAGCCTGAACTCCGTGCTGGGCAGCGCCGCCGGCACGGCATCCGACGCCCTGGGCGGCGGGAAGCTCGCAAAAACCGTGACCAGCATGGGCCAGAGCATGGCGTCGAACGCCGCCATGAACTTGGTCAACAAGTATGTGCCGCTTCGGGCCCAGCGCATGATTAACGTGGGCGGCGGCGCGCTGGGCGACATCCTGCAAGGCAACATGGAGGACGCCGGGATGCGACTGCTAGATTCCGGCCTGCTGAATGACCTGCTGCCCGGTATGGGCGGCGTGGCCTCGCAGACGAAGTTCTGGGGGGCGCCGACGCCGCTGTTCGGCGGCATCAGCCCGACGGAGGCCAAGCGCATCTACGACGAGATACGCGGACAGCGACTGTCGAAGAAGAATTTGTGGTTGATCGAGGTATCGAGTCGCCTCAAAGGCGGTGCCATGAACGATATGCAGCGATTCAATTTGTTTGCCACAGAGATCGAGTACGCGCCGTTCACGGTATCTGGGGAAAAGCGCCGGGTTGGTGGCGCGCTCGTTGACGCTGTTCAGGGCAACGAGGCAGTCGAGCTGCGCCTGACGACGATGGATGACCAGTCTGGGTCGTTGAAGAAGTGGTACGCCAATCATCATGCCGCTGTCGCAGCAGAAGATGGCACCGTCGGCGTCCCTGACGCCTACGCCATCACTATTAAGGTGGTGCATTCCTTCATCACCCGAGACAGCAATCGGGGTGGCTACGAGGACATAGGCTTGTTCCGGCCGGCGAACCTAGACGTAAGCCTTTCCCGCCGCGAGGACGGCCTGCAAGAGGTGCAGATGACCTTTTCTCAACTAGACACTTTTATGAAGCCATGAGCGCGGGCATTTACATCATCAAGAACCTAGCGAACGGGAAGGTGTATGTGGGAAGTTCCGCCAACATTTCGGCGAGGTGGTGCAAGCACCGAATCGCACTTGATGCCGGGACGCATCACAGCGTCAAGCTGCAACGCGCATGGGCGAAGTATGGGCGGGAAGCTTTTGCGTTCGAGGTGGTCGCCATTGAGAAGAATCGTGAGAAGCGCCTTGCCTTGGAGCAACAGTTCATTGATTCCCTTGGCGCGGCTGCCAGCGGGTACAACATATTTCCGGTTGCTGGCAGCCCGTCCGGCTACCGACATACTGCTGAAGCGATTGCAAAGATATCGGCCACTCAGCGAGGCAAGAAGAAGCCTGCTGGGCATGGGGAAAGGGTATCTGCCGCCAGGAAGGCGATGGACGTAAGTGCGGAAGAAATTGCCCGCCTGGCGGCGGTTCGACCCAAGCAACACACCGCAGAATCGCGCGCCCGCATGTCCGTGTCGCAACTTGGAAATACCAATCGGCGCGGGTGCAAGGATTCTCCAGAAACAAAGGCGCGTAAATCGGCGGCACTGAAGGGTAGGCCCAAGTCAGATGAGGCGCGGCGAAACATCATCGCCGCCATTCATCGTCGATTCGGCAAGTCCGAAGCCAACCCTAGCACGGCGGAAATTTGACTGTGGCGCTCACGCTCAAGCACGACGCACAAGGCTTTCTGACCGGCGACCCCATCGACATCGGGCGCGCGCTCAAGGTCTGGGATGACATCCACGAGGACGTGCGGGCCATCCGCCGTGCGCTGACCAGCGGCACGTCCGGCGGGCCTGCGCGACCTGGCCGTGCTGACAAGTCCGCCAGCGAAGTCGTCCGCCCGATGGTGCCCGCCCAGATCGGTTCCCGAAACTCCAACCAGATCCCTGCGCTGCTGCGCAAGCCCGTCACGCCGCAAAC